GCCGCAAAGATCTCTTTGGCTGCTGAATTCCTACCTCTCGTGTCCCAGTTCAGCAAGGATGTTAACAAGGCGGCGAAGGATGGCGATGGCCTTTCAGAATCGGTTAAAGCGCTGGGGGAGAACCTTGTCAGTACCACCGCCTTCATCGTTGATGCTGGCGATGGTGTGGTACGGGTGTTCGGCATAGCGTCTGACACTATCGTCGGCCTGTATGCCACGGCTGTCGGGCATATGTCATCGCTTATGTCGGATTTGGCAAATGGACTTTCCAAGGTAACCTTCGGCGAAATGTCTCAGAATTTCGCGAAAGAGGCCGCGAGCCTGCGCGATGAGGCAAACATCAATTTCGGTGCGGCTGGAGAAGCTGCTGCTGGCATCGGTGAAAAGCTTGAGAAATCGCTCGCGGGATCACGCCTAAAGCAATATTGGGCCGACGCGAAGGCCGTCGCTGCCGAGGCGGCCAAGGCGACAGCGGAGGCAAACAAGGGCGGAGCAGGCTCCGGCGTCGATCCGGCCAAAATCAAACAGGACGCCGCCGACGCCAAGAAGGCAGCCTCTGACGCCGAGGCCGCTGCGAAGAAGCTGCAGGGAACCTTCGATACTACCGAGCAGGCGTATCAGCGCGACATCGAGCTGATCAACACGTCTGTGGACGCTCGCAAAAACGCTACCGAGGTGGCCAAGCTTCAGTTCGAGATTGAGACCGGAAAGCTGGTCGGCATCAATGCCGAGCAGCAGAAGCGCCTGTTGGCGCTGGCTGCCGAGCTCGACGTCAAGAAAAAGCTGAAGCAGGCCAACGAAGACGAGGCCAAGGCCGCGGCATACGCCGCCACCCTGGCTGAGGCCAACCAGACGGCCAAGTCCGGGTTTGACCAGGAGCTGGCCGGCGCCGGGATGGGCGACAAGGCCCGTGACCGGTTGAAGCAGGACCTGCAAATTCGGCAGGACTACGACCGGCAGATGGCCGAACTGCAGAAACAGCGCAACAGCGGCGACATCAGTCCGGAGCTTTACACCAAGGAGACCGGACAGCTGCAGGAGGCGCTGGCCTCGCGAATGGTTATCCAGCAGGACTATTACAACCAGCTGGACCAGGCGCAAAGCGACTGGATGTCAGGCGTGTCTGACGCCTGGGCGAACTACCGCGACCAGGCCGCTGATTCCGCCAGCCAAGCGAAGGAGCTGTTTTCTGACGCGCTCAACGGTACCGAAGACGCTATCGTCAGTTTCATTAAGACTGGCAAGCTTTCGTTCAAGGACCTCGCCGACTCGATCATCGAGGACTTGATCCGCATCCAAGTGAAGCAGGCGGCGGTGGGGCTGCTGAGTTCTGCATTCAGCTTTATCAGCGGAGGCAGCTCGGCGCTCGGGTCGAGCACCAGCAGCGGTTTCAGCCAGACCCTCACGGCAAACGCCAAGGGCGGCGTGTACGACTCGCCGAGCCTTTCATCGTTCTCCAATGGGGTGTTTGACACGCCTCAGATGTTCGCCTTTGCCAAGGGCGCAGGGATATTCGCTGAGGCTGGCCCTGAGGCCATCATGCCGCTGACGCGGGCGGCCGACGGCTCATTGGGCGTGCGAGCTGTCGGCTCGGCTGGCTCCGCTGCACCGGAGAGTGCAGTAGCTGGCGCCAGCGCCACCGGCGGTGTCACCCAGCACATCACCGTCCAGGGCAGCGCCGATGATGCCACCTTGGCCCGCATTCAGCAGGCAGCTCGCCAGGGTGCCCAGGACGGCTATGCACTCGTGCTTCGTGACTTCAAGCAAAACGGCCCAGCGCGGCAGATGATCAACCGCCGGTAACGGCTCCAGGAGAACCGCATGGCTACCGCATGGCCTGCTTCGCTGTGCCCGTCCGAAATGACGTGGGGCATGGTCTACAACAACCGCGGCTTCACCTCGGTGCTCTCGAACTCACAGCAGGTTGTCGGATACCCCGGCGCCTACTGGCAGTGCACGCTGACGTTCAACAACCTAAGCCGGGCGGAGGAGCGCCAATTGACGTCGCTGATAGGAAAGCTGCAGGGCATGTTCGGAACGGTAAACCTGCCCGCTTTTACCCGCCGACGTACGGACGCCATCGGCGCGCCAGTGGTGGTGTCGGGGAATGCCCACGCCTTGGTCATGACGATAGGCGCAGTGACGCCCAGCGCCAAGGTCTTCTCGATGGGCGACTACATCAGCGTAGCCGGGGAGATGTTCGAAGTGGTCGATGATGCTACTTCGAACGGCCAAGGGCAGGTGCTGGTGAGCCTCAACAAGCGCATCCGGAAAACGCTCGTGTCCGGCGCTGCTGTTGAATACAAGAACCCTTTCGCCGAAATGCGCCGCACCGATGACAGCAACTCGCTGACCATCCAGCCCGTTGTGGCCAACGGCACACTACAGCTTCGGGAGGCTTTCTGATGGCTACCGCATTCCCATTCAGCCAGGCCGTGGTGGACATCATGGCGCAGGGAAATTTCCTGCTGGTGTACGCGGTGCAACTGGACTTCAAGGATGGCATGGTCTTCGCGCACACCGGTACGGGAACGCTAGTCATCGATGGCATTACCTATGACGGGGTTGGGCAGTTCGGCGAGGTTGGGCAGTCGCTGGAAAGCGACAACTCCGGTTCGCCGATGTCGATCGACCTCACTCTGACCGGCCTGGACAGTTACATCATCACCGAAACGAATATCCGTGGATGTCGTGGCAGGGCTGGCAAGCTTCTCTTCGTGGTGTTTGACGAAGCTGGCAACTATGCCGCCGACATCCTGTTTTCCGGCCGGATGGATGCAGCAAGCTTTTCATTCGGCGGCAACGGCTCGGACGGCAACAGCATCACCGTGCCAATCATTGATCGGATGGCCGAGTGGAGCCGTACCGGCACCGAGCGCTTCACTGACGAGAACCATCGCGCTCGCCACCAGGGCGACCGGTTCTTCTACGCAATCGCCCAAATGTCCGAGTGGCCCATTTACTGGGGTTCAAGCAAGGACGCACCGGTATTCAATTACGAGAAATAGCGATGCGCAACAGAGACTGGACCACGCGTCTGAACGACGTGATCAAGGCTGCCTTAGGGCGGCCTTTTTCATGGGGTGAATTTGACTGCTGCCTATTCGCTGCCGATTGCGCCGTTGCGGTATGCGGCACCGATCCGGCGGAGCAATACCGAGGCAAGTACAAGACCGAAACGGGCGCGAAGCGGCTGCTGAAGAAAAATCACGGCAGCCTTGAGGCGGCATGGGATGTGTGCTTTGCCAGGATTCAGCCCGCCTTCATTCAGCGCGGCGACATCGCTCTTTACGACGCGCCGAACGGCCGTGCCGTAGCTGTTTTCTGGGCGAACGAATACTGGTCAACCACCGATGACGGTGTTGGTCGAGTTGATTGCAAGCCGCTGGCTGTCTGGAGAGTCGAATAATGAGCAGTGGTGTAAAAAAGCTTGCTCAGGTTGTAGTCGGCGCTGTCATCGGTTTTGTGCAGGGCGGGCCGGTTGGCGCAGTTATCGGCGCGGGTCTCGCCTTCTATGCGGCCGAGCAGCAGGAAAAACTAAATACCAAGTCGTCCTTGCGTGACAACGAACCATCAGCCCAGACCGTCCGCTCCTCCAAGGCGCCCGTTCGTTTCATTCTTGGGCGTGTGAGCACTGGTGGCGTTCTGGTGTGGGCGCAAGAGCAGGCAGGGATACAGACTGAGGGCGAGTGGCTGCACCTGGTGTACGTCCTTTGCGAGGGCGCCGTCGATGCCCTTGAAACGATTTACCTCGGCGAAGAGGACATATCTACGTTTGGCGCGCTTGCCAGCTACGAGTTGGTGGTCAATCCCACTCAGGTAAATGCATTCCTCAAAGCAAACTGCCCAGACTGGAAAGACGAGCAGATCGGTCGCGGGCTTTCATACGTTCGCCTGTCGCTGCGGTATAGCGCTGAAAAATTCCCGTCTGGCATCCCTGACGCCCGATTTGTCGTGCGCGGCCGGAACGATGTCTATGACCCGCGAACCGGCACCAACGTTTACACCGGCAACACCGCACTGCACATCCTGTGGTATTTGCGTAACCGGTGCGGGGTGCCTGATGACGAGATCGTTTTCGAAACTTTCGTCAGCGCTGCGAACGTCTGCGATGAGGCTTTAACCAACGCCGATGGCAGTGTGAGCCAGCGCTACCGGACCGCTTGCGTAATCGGCGCTGATGAGCAGCGCACCAACGTCATGCAGAAACTTGAAGCTGCCTGCGCTGGCAAGCTGATCCGCGTTGGTGGTCGCTGGATGCTTCAGGCCGGCGCCTATTACGGCCCGTATGACTTCGAAGTCAACGAAGACATGATTGTCGGGACTATCACCGGCAACACTGAGGCAACAAACGACGCTGCAATCAATACGGTTCGCGGGACGTTTATTGATCCGTCACAGTCATGGACTGAAACCGATTATCCCGAGGTGAGCATCGCCGAGTGGGTGACCGAGGATGGCGGCGAAGCGGCGGAGACCCTGACCTTCTCCTATGTGACCGATCCTTACCAGGCACAACGACTGGCAAACATTGAGCTTCGCCGCCGGCGCGCGGCTGGCGCGATCAATCTGCCGATGAATTTTCAAGGTTACAACTGCCGTCCCGGCCGGGTCGTGCGCGTTAACCTGCCATCGCTGAATATTCTCGGCGAGTTCATCGTCACGAACTGGTCGATGGCTACGGCTGAAGGGTGCAGCGTCACAGTTGCACAATACGAAGCAGCGCAGTTCGATGATGCTATCGGGCAGCCGTATAACCCGATCGGCTTCATCAACCTGCCGACTGGTGGGCTTGGGTCTCCGACGAATCTCACATGGTCGGCTGACAGCACGGCTGAAGTGGTGCAAGGAATTCTGTCCTGGACTCCGCCGAGCGGGATCGTGAGCTCTTATGCAGTAACCGTGCGGCAGGGGGCGAATGCAGTTCAGTCCCACGCAATTCCGGCGGAATCGAAC